ATAATACAAAGTTTATGTTTTTAAAAGAATTATAAAAATTAAAAGTAAATTTAATGTAACTTATTACCATCACTTTTCGTATATTTTCCTTTCATCATTTATATATATATAATATATATATAATATATATATCTGATAACTATTTTATTATTATTATTTAAAAAAGCATATAAATAGATGTATTTCAAACTTTATTTTTAGTATCAGTATAAAAATGGTTACAATTAAATTATTAGATATATCATTAGCTAGTCATTTTAATGTAAAATATCCAAATTGTAAATCTGTTCTAGGATTAACAAGCATGATTAAACAAGCTTTTGATAATCATGTTGGTGTAACCTTAGATCCTAGATGTGTATGGATTTCAATTGTTTATCAATTTTATTTAATAATAACATATAATGCTGAACATGTACGAGATTTATTTGTGAATTTTGAAAAGAAAAAAAAAATCTCTTCTCCCCAAGGATTATCTATGGAAGATAATGTAAAAGATTTTAATAGACAAATTCATCATCATATTGCAGACAAGGAATTAATTGGTTGGATTAAAACAAAATTTAGTACGAGTACTGAAGTTGATGACGTGGTATTATCTATAATGCTTATGGGAACTGTAAAAGAATATTTCGATTATACTATCACTGAATGTGGAATACCCGCAATTCAAATTGTAGGTACTGTTGATGATTGGACTTTAATAAAAGGAAAATTATTGTATTTAGAGAAATATATAAAAATATTTCCTCAATATGACTTGGAGAATTGGATTATACGATTAAATATTTTCGCGGATAATTGTATTAAAGCTTTAAGTAATAATATTGATGTCACTAATATTAATGCTGATGATGATTATGTTTTATATTTTAAAAATTTTTGTATATCTAATCATGTACAATCATCTGGTTTGGATTATATTGAAGGACATTGTATTATCTTTAATAACTTTTTTATAAAAAAAAATCAATTGTATGAGAATACAAAGAAATCAAAATTATCCGCAGAATATATATCATGTGAAATGACTGAATGCAAAGTTGAAAATAATTACGAAAATAAGGTTTATACATACACTGCTGGAAATATGTATTGTCATTATAATTCTGCAACTAATATGTATAGCTTGACTCCTTATTATGCAATTTCTAATTTACATTAAAAAAAGATAAATAAACTAAGAAAAAAAATATATATACATAGTCATTTGAAATATTTCTTTTTTATTTAAATAAAAAAAATGAAATTTAAAGAAGCTATATTTACATCATTAAAAAATCGAAAAAGACAAAATGTAATAAATTCTCATTTAAAATATGTGAAATTAATAAAAAATTATAATGATAAAAGTTCATTTGAAGAGTTTATTTATTATTTTATAAAAAATAATAAAAGTTTACGTTATTGTAAAAGTGTATACGTATCATTGGTTCATTATTTTCGACAAAAAGATGCCCTTTTTAAAAAACCTTTTAGTTATTCCAAAATTAGTAGTTGTTATAAAAAAGCAAGTAAAATACAAAATTCTCTAAAAAATAATGATTCTCTATATCATCAAGGTCTTTTTGTTAATGTTCAACATGAAAATATTAATGTTAATATGGGAGTTGATAATTTTTTACCAATTAATGAAATAATTTATATAAAAAATATTTTGGAATTTTATTTATTTGAAAATTTTTCTGAAAAAATTCAAATTAACGAAAATATTAGAGAAAATTTTTATATTTTAAAAAATAAAATAAATTTATTTTGTACAATACCATTTTCTATTTTTATTTTATCTTTAATTTATACAGGTGCTCGAAATGGTGAATTTTTATTATTAACTCATAATCAGGGAGTAGAATTAACTCAAAAAACCAAATTAAAAATTATAACAAAAACTGGACCCGAATATTTAAGTATTGGTAATAAATTACAATATATTTATTATTTATATATAAAATATTTAGATAATAAAAATATTAAAAATGAGCGTTTTTTTAAACACAATTATTATAATATGAGAAGGAAATTTATAAATTTATACACTCTTTTATTTAATAAAAATAAACCACGAGGCGCTTTATTTCACATTTTTCGTTCTTTTTTTACATTAATGACATTTAAAAAAGATAATCTTTTAACACAAGATATACTTCATCATAAAAATGTTCAAATAACAAATGGATATTATAGAAATCAATTGAAAGATGTTTCATTAAGAAAAAAACTTTTTGATTATATTGAAAACATAGTATAAGAGTATTATATTTAATAAAAATAAAATATATATATTATTTACATAATACATAAAAAAATAACAAAAATGTTTAACTCTTGGAATTGGTGGTATATAATTCCAATTATCATATTTTTATTATTTATTTTTTATATTATATATAAAAATAAAGACAAATTGAAAAATTCTATGGGTAACAAGAGTCAAAGTAATAATGCTGGCGCTGCTGATAATTCTGGAGAATAAGTATTTTTACATATATACAAATGAAAAAAAATGAATTTTTTTTAAATTTCAAGTTTTACTTTATTTTCAATATGATTATAAATGAAAAATTCACTATATACGTTACATAAACGTTCCTCTTGATGTGGATAATAGAGTAAAGATAACTTTTCATAATCATTAACAAAACAATTTGTTATGTTTTTTCCATAATTAATTGGCACTTGGACAAAAATTCCTTCACAATCTAATTGTAATGTTAATAAAAAATGCATGTAAATAAAAATGTGTAAATATTTATAAATGGGCACGTATAAAGGAAAAGCAATATTATTATTACATTTCTTTAACATGTCACGATAATTTAGATAAAATAAAGGCCTAATAATAAAATTAGATTCATCTAAATTCATTATATGATCGAGCAAATTGTTCATTAAAGGAAAATGAATGATAACTAATTTTCCAGAATTATCATTAATAATATTAAGTTGAGATTGAATATTGTTATCTTTATTAAATTCTATAGTAAAGCATTCATTTTTAGTTACTGAAAATTGACAATATTCATCGTTTAACATTATTGATAATGAATTAGCTTTATCATCTAGAGATTGTATGATATACGTGCCTTGTTCAAAGAGTGTAAATTTTGAATCGTTCATTTCGGTATACATTACATCATCATCAATATTATTTAATTTAAGTTTTTCAATAATATTTTCTCGCGTTAATCGAAAAAAATTAGTTATTACTAAATGATATAATGTCGTGTGATTTTTCTCCAAATTTACCAGATTTGCTGTTGATATTGTATTTTTTATAATTATCGAAAAGTCTACGTTGAAGTCTTTTAAAAAAAAATTATTCATAATATCGATAGTAAATTTCGAATCTGTTATATACAAAAACATTACTTTAATTAATTCTATTGTGCTAAGCAACGACCATCCCTCATGTTCTGTATTTTTTCGAATAAATCGCCTCTGTTTATTTAAAGGCAATGACAGATAATCATTGACTTCTAATTGAATTGATGTAAAATCAGCAACGTTATCATCCGTATTTTCAATTAACATGTCGACAATGTTATTTAATACTTCATCTTCTGTTGTTGTAGTATTTGATTCGTCAAAGTTTACATGTTGATTTATCGCATCCAAATTTAGCAAGGATAAATCAAAAGAAAATCCATTCTCCTATAATATATATATATATAAATTATTAATTATGTTAGTATTTGTATGAGATATATATATATTGTTTAGTACATAATATAAAATAAAGAAAAAAATAAAAAATTATTAGTTGAATTATGTCTTTATTACATAAACGTCTGTTTCTTGATATTGAGTTTATATTTTTGAAATCGGAAGAATTAATTACTTTAAATCAAACAAATATTCAAAAATTTTCTTTTAATACAACGGCATTATATGAAAATATAAATATTGTTTATGATGAAATAATAAATCATATTTATTTTAATTACCATTTTTTAGAAAAAAAAAAAACTTTATGTATCTATTATTGTCATAAACGAAATGTAGAATTTATTTTCAAAAGTGGTATCAAACATTTCGTTTCATATACAATGGCATTTCTTTTTCGAAATAATATAATTTATTATCCAGTAGATAATGAAACATTAACTATTAATAAATTTATTTTTAATGAATTATATAAAAAAATTGTAAAGTGTAATATTATTAAAAAAGAAATTGCATATGATTATTGTACATCGTTATATAATATGATGATTTTAAGTAAAAATACTTTTGTTCGTTTAGAAAATCGGTTTAAAAAGGAAGATTATTGTTTAACTAGTGAAAGTGATTTTTCTGATGTTGATAAATTATTAAATATTATGAAGAATGGATTAATTACTTTTAATGAAATTGAAAATTTTTTTAAAAATATATCGAATGAAAAATTAGTTTCATTTTTATATTCGATAAATAATATATACATGCTATTAGCAATTAATACTGATGATTCACCAAATATTATTGCTAATACATATATGGAAAATAAATTACAATCTTCATTAAGTATAAAAAAACATCAAAATTTAAAAAAAAAAGAATCTTCTTTTTATGATGAAAATGATGAAGACTATGAAGATGATGATGATGATGATGAAGAAGAAGATAAAGAAGAATATCAATTTTTTATTAATACACAAAAATCTATTCTAACCAACAACAACAACAACAACATCAACAACAATAATAGTGGTGGTAAAAAAAATAATTTTTTTTCAACTTCTTGTTTTATAAATGAACAAAATATTAATAATTTAATAAATTTATCATTTAATACAATTCATTATAATACTTGTAAAAGAAAAGTTATTTATTTTTTATTAGATATTAAACAAAATTTATTAATGTTTTTAATTTTTAATAATTTAATATTTTCATATATATTAAAAGAAAATAAAATTCGCGAAACAAATGTTAAAGTTGTGGTTTGTGTATATTTTGAATTGTTGGATATTTTTTGTAGTGTTTTAAAACGTTATTTAAAAAAAAATCAATTATTATTACAAAAATTTAATGTAATAAAATCATCTTCTGAAATATGTCATTTAAATATATTGGATCAAGTTAATATTGAATTTAACGATAATATTAATGAGTCTAATATAGATAAAATAAATATTTGTGAAATGCATTTAAATGCAAATGTAATAAAAAAAAATCTTTTATCAATGAATAAAAAGAAAAAGGAACATTTCATTAATATATATATCATTGTTCGAAATGACGTATTTAAGAAAATATTACAAAATATTGCATGTTCTTTTAAAATAACATCTCGAAAATCATATAAAAATATTATTTTTTATTATGTACATTTTTATATTCACAAAGTAAATGTAAATCTTTTCTATGATATTATATTAAAATTAAATAAAAATATTAAACTATTTGAAAAAGAAGAAGATTATAATAATATAAATGATGAAAATAATGATTTGTTAATGTTATTATGGAAAGACAGAGCTCCTATATATATAATATATACTTCAGATTTTGAAATCTTTCATTATATAAAAGATGATATTAAATATTTAAAAAATATTACATTTCTTTTTTATATATTACATACGGAAAATAATAATCCTATACCTAAAAATATAAGAGAATCAAATATATTTATATTTTATTTACTAAGATTAGCAAAAACTATAGCTTTTGAAAAAGAAAAAATTTTTTATATAAATAACGTAATTGACGGTCCATTAAATAACATAATAAGTGTTAAAGGTTTAGCTTCGCTATCTGATAGTAAAGTAGATGATAAAATTTATGATTGTGGTTGTGTTACTTTATGTACTTTGTTAAACTGTCCTATCTATAACGGAATACAAGATCCAACAACAAGTGTTTTGAATATATAAGGGTTTTTTTTGATAAAAAGAAAAAATAGAAAAAAATAATTATGTATAAATATATTATTTTACAATGTTATGTATTAAATATGATATCTGCATTATATATACATCCAGATATTATATTAAATGAAAATAATACAAATTTATCATCTTTTATTAATAAAGATGATAAATCAAATAGTACGAATTTGTCTTTTGATGAAGAATCATCATCATCATCATCATCATCAGGAATTATTTTAAATAATGTTACGGATATTAGTTTAAAAAATTCATCTATTGAAATTTCAAATGATAATAATACAATACAAAATGGAAAAAATAAATCATCATCAGAAGAAGAATTATTAAATAGTGAAATTAATGATTTGTTAAATGAAATTCAACAAAATATAAGTTTGGAAACAAAGAATAATACAATATTTTTTAATAAAACATCAAAAAATAACTTTGATATTATTTTAAATAGTGTTAATGAGTATTGTTCAATTTTTTCAAATATTTTCATCACGTTATTGGGATTTTGCGCAGTAATTATTGGTTTGCCTAATATGTGTAAAAATTATTATTTATCAAAAAAAAAAGTATTTATAAAATAAAAAAATGAATCATATAGAGAGTTATTTGAAAAAAACAAAAATTGAAAAAGTTTTAAATGAATTAAAAAATAAATCAAATTTTTTATTAGAATCAATTTATAAAGACATCGATTTTATATATTGTTCAAAAAAAATATTACATTTTTACATATTACAAGGTAAAAGAAAAAGATTTTATTTATCTAATATTACAGATTTAATAGAAATATTATTTAAACGAAACAATTATGATTTAAATGTTTTATGTTTTGCTTTAAATTTTAAAAATAAAAAATATTCTGCTATATATATGAATGTTTTTATAAATGCAACTTTTTATAATTTACACTCGTATTTTAAAAAATATTTTTTAAACAAATCTACTGTCACTACTAATAATGAACCATCGTTAGATTTTACACAAGTTAAGTTATTTGAAAATTTTTGTAAAAAAAATAATTTTAATTTATTATTATCATATATACAAAGTTTTTTTAAATTTAATTTATATAAAGAAGATATAATAGATTTACAAAAAAAAAATAAAATAAAAAAAATCGAAACCTTTACGATTAACAACAATAACAATATATCATTAATGCATTTAGCATTTAATAAAATTATTCAAAATGATATTTTATTAAAAGAATTTAATTATATAAATCAAATATATGAAATGAATGTTAAACAATTATATCAATGGAAATATGATTATGAAAAAAAAATTTTTAAATTATATAAAACTTTTTTTTTAAATCAATTAAACACATCATGTATATTTTATAAAAAGAAAAAACGATGTGTGTAATGTGTATATATGAGCGAAAAAAAAAGAGAAAGGGAAAAAAGAAATATGGTAGTTAGTCGTTCTTCTGTAAGTATAAAAAGCAGTTACACGTAATACTTTTTCTCATTTGTGACTGTCAGTTTGTTGTATTTATATATATATATGTTTTGTTATTTTAGAAAAATTACTTTTCCTGAATTAATAATGCCTGGAATTTTTAAAAAAAAAGAAAGTACTATTGAAGAAAAAATTAATTCTACAATGGAAGAAGAAGAAAAACCACAATCATCTAAAATGTCATCGTCTCAAGATGAAAAAAATCAAGCGTCATTTTGTGAATTTCATAATGTAAGTAAAAAAATAATTCTCTTTTTTAAAAAAAAACAAAAAAAAATAATATATATATATATATTATAGGAAAAAATTCAAGAACAAAAAACTTTAGATGAATTACCGCCTACTCCACCTTCGACACCAATACAAAAATCAAAACGATAAAAAATAATGTGTATGGATAAAAAGAAGTTAACATTATTTACCGATATAATACCCATTTTAAATAATAAAGAAAAAATTAATGTTATAATTAATACTAACAATAATAAAAATGAAATTTTATATGAATTAGTATTTACTAATATACTAATTAATACATTATGGAATATGATTATAATTAACCGATCTATAAATAATAAAATAGATATAAATAACCTGCAAACAATTTTATTAATGCAAAAAAAAAAATTGTTAATTGATAATTATAATAATATAATACTACCATCATCAAATTTTAATATTTTAGAACTATGTTATTGTAATGAATAAAAAATTAATTGTTAAATATTTTTTTAATAATAAAAACATATTGTTATTATTTTTTTGTTTTATTTCATCACCTTTTTTATACATGTATAAAAAGAAATAAAAAAAATTTTTTTTTTTTGAATAATATATATATTATTTTTTTTGAAAAAAATTATTTAAAACATTTTTGGACAAGATCTTGTTATATGTGTTTTTAAAGTTGTTTTAGTTGCAAATTTTTTACGACAATATTTACACATTTCTCCTGTACAAATTAATTCATGTTTTTTAAAACGTTTTACTGGCATAAATTTATCACATTTATCACATACTATTCTTCCGTTATCAGAAGAAAAATCTAAATCTTTTATAATATTATTATTATTTTTTGGAAAAACGTCACTTGAACTTAATAAGTTGGATATAAATGGCATTTCTTCGGGTATAAATGGCATTTCTTCATCAATATTATCAACAACATCAGTGGTGGACTTAGTAGTAGTATTTTTTTCATTATTTTTAGAAGACAATTCCAAAATATTTGAAGAAGAAGAAGAAGAACAAGGAGAAGATTGAATATTATTAGGTATTGTATTCGATGATGACGCAAACGTTGTGGTTGTGTTGATTGTTGAAGTTTCAATAAAATCAACTACTGTTCTTGTAGAAGAAGAATCAACTACTGTTCTTGTAGTAGTAGTAGTAGCAGAAGATGATGATATTCCACTTTTTTGTTCATAATGAGATTTATAAATATTTTTATATAAGTTCAAAACAGAATCTATAAAAAAATATAAAAAATAATAATGTATTTTTTTTATTTTTCAAGAGAAGAAAAAATGAGAGTTTTCTTACCGATTTTCGTTTTAATAAAGTCACTATTAAAATTAGAATTTTTATGAAAACTCAACATTAATAAATTAATAAAATTATAATCTTCTTCTAATGAAAATGGAATTGTAGTAATATTATGTGAATATGTTAAATGTTTAACTAAACGCGTTACGTTTAAATGACATATCATGCATCTATAATTTTTACTTATTTGATGAACAAGTAATTGATGTTTTTGTAATTTTTTAAAATTTGTTGTATTGAAACTACAAGTATATATAGGACATTTAAATAGGTCATTAACATTATAATAATGATCTTTAGCAACATGTTTTTTTAATGTAGCTGGACCTGAAAAAGTTAAATTACAAATTTTACATGATTTTATACTTTTATTTCCAGCAACATATTTATATGAATTAGAAAATAATTCTTTAGAAAATAAATTTTGATGTTTATTTAATGATGTATCGCAAAAACAAGATTTTAGTGTTGATATTGGTTTATATAAATCTCCATAATGTACGTATTCACTAAAATTATAACCAATATTAATTTCTTGACGTATAGTACTTTGTTTAAATAACATTATAGTGCCAGGTTTTTGAACAACTATTTGAAAATTTATACCATTTTCTTTTAACCATTTTGGTGATAGAATAAATTGTTCATGAAGAAGTAAAGAAGAGCAGTTGGGTAAATGTAATGTATTTAAATCTCTGTTATTTACAGAATCCGACTCAAAATAAGAGTTAAACTTGTCAAATGTTTTTTGAGATGATGTCGTATCTATAATCAACCATAATTTATTGGATCCAAAATAATTAAAATGTATTTGAGATTCCATACAAAAACCAATTGTTACGGGTTTTAAAGATAATGGAGTTCCTATTTCAAACGCAGATTTGTTTACTGCCGTTATTTGTGGGACACAAAGATTTACTTTATTTTTAAAATTTCGATTAAAATTCATTAATAAAGAACCCGTTTCTTTTGAAAGTTCATCTAAAAATCCAACGGTAGAATCTTTAATATCTAAATTCTTTAAATAAGAACTATAACTTTTAACTACAACTTGTTCATTTTCAATTTCATTAATGGGAATGGAAAAATTATCAATAGTAATAAAATTATTTTGTTTAACTATAAAATCATAAAGTTCTTGATACAAATTTTCTAAAAATAAATCACTTTCTTGTTTTTTACGAACATTTTGTAAATTAACTTTTGAAATTTCCATCCAATCAGTAGTTTGATTGAAATTGTCATTTAATTTATCAATGCTATTCATTAATTTTTCCGGAATATTATGTCCTTGAATGAGAACATTTTTTGAAAAGGTATCGTTAATTATTTTTGCAAGTTCTTTAAAAATTCCATCATTATCATTAGCAGAATTATTACATAATGATAATGATGAAGATTCGTTTTCTTTGAAAATCATCTTTACATTTCGTTGTGATGGCTCAATTTGTTCTATAACACAATTTGTAACATCCATTCGTGATAAAGGATGGATTTTATTTGAGGTTAATTTCAAAGAAAACGTATCGCTTTGAAATAATTTTTTTATATCTTGAAAAACTTTTAAAACGAGATCTTTATAATTATTTTCAAAATGTATATTTTCTAAAAAAAATGCCGAGCAATCGTGTAATACTAATTTAGAATTAGATTTTGTATTATTAAAAATGTCTGTAATTGTTTTTGCTAGAGTAAAATTTTTTACCACTAAAACACCTTTAAAACTATAGTTGAGCAAAAATTTGGAATTTTTATATATTGTTAATGGTGGAATATTATTAATGAAAAAATTTTTTTGTTTATATAAAATATTATCAATTACAATAAAATTATTTTCATCATTTAAATTTACCTGAGATGCAATATTAGATTCAGTTATTGTATTATTAGGGTTAATAATATTGGTGGTAGTGGTGATGCTTGGAGTAGTAGAATTTTTGTCAATTATTGTAGAAGGAGAATTATCATTATTATTTATTAGATGCGAGTTTTCATAGGACAATTCTGTGTTTAATAATCCATTATGATAATCGTCGATGATCGACGGTGGTGGTATCACGGTTACATTTGTTCCATTTGAGGAAATATCCAATTCCATTGATGAGGGAATGATTTCAATATTGGAATAATTTCCTATATCAGTATTCATTAGATACATCGATGTATTATGCATTATTGATAACACTTCCGACATCGGAGTAGATATGTTTGTATCTATCTTTTGATTAACGGTATTTTCTTTTTCTTTCATAAAAGATGATGACGACACGTTTTCCATTAAGATTTCTTCGTTCTGCATGTCTTTATTAATAAATTTGTTGTTATAAAAAAGGTATTATGTAAATTCTTTTTTTGTTATAATATTTACTTTTTTAGAATCGGATATTTCTGTTTTTTAAAAAAAAAATTATATATATATATATATATAAAAACTTTTGTTAAATATCAAGGAAATATATATATATTCTGTCTTGACTTTCAGATTGAGACTAAACTGAATGTTGGTTTAAACGAAGCTTTTATATATACAGAAATATCAAATTGAATCTATAATTTTAACAATCTGGTTTTTTTTAAACTCATCAAATATGTTAATTTTTTCGAAAGTAAACTAGATAATAAAAATCTTTAGCTTGTTTATAACAATAGAATGGTACAAAAACAAAAAAATGTAAATTAACAACCCTGAATAAATACATATATAAATTTATATGTTTAAACGAATCATTCGATATGTATATATCTATAGAAAAGCAAACGTTTTTTTCAAGTTTATAAAAAATATTTTAATAACTTGTTTTTTGATCATTAGATTTAGATGTATATATAATGAAATCAAAAATCTTGTTCGAATATATATGGTAATAAACTTACTCATTTTTTGTTTATGAGAATATACGTACACACACACACACTTTATTTAATACACTACTCAACAAGAACAACGTATATTTCTTTAATGTACACAAAAAATATTTTTGTAACTGATTTTTTCCTTTGACATACGAATATATATATATACCAATATCTCCCCAAAAAATATAACCCCTTCTAAAAAATACATTTTTCTTGAGGATTGGTTAAAAGATCGTAAAAAATTAAAAATTTTTAAAATATATATGTTTGTATTTCCAGATTGGTTCTTAAGCCATAAAAATCTCTAAGTTCCACCACTCTTTTTCTACTACACTTGCTTCTCAACTCCCTCTCTTCTTCTCTTAATAACAAAGGACTACGGCAACGTACGTCGTATTTTGCATCATTAGTATTAATTAATATATTATATGCATTTTAACAAATGTGTTTTAAGAGTACGTTCATTTAAAAATCGTTTATAACAATTTTGACAAATTTTACCTTCACATTTTGTTTTATGATTATTATATTTTTCAAACGCAATTATTTTTTCACATTTCTTACAAGCTATCCCTGATTTTGTTAATAAATTATTATCAATAATTGTAATATCATCAACGCTATTATTATCATCGTCATCATCATCATTATTAAGATCATTAAATGAAGGCTTGTTTCTACATTCTTCAAGTAAAGTTTCTAGAATAAAAAAAAATATTAATAATTATTTTATATATATATATATTAATAATAATAATAATAATAATAAAACATACCCATTAATTTAACGATATCTTCGTTGGAAAAATTTTTATTTTCCAAATTCTTGAATTTTGATAAAAAATATAGATTTCGTTCATAATGTCTTGGAATCATTTTTAAATTATGAAAACGATGTAAATGTTTAATTATATAATACACTTCTCGTTTACAAATAAAACATTTTATAATAATATTATGTTGTTTCACGTGTAAATTAATTTCTTCTAATGAAGACGCTTTAAATGTACATCTATTACGATCACATTGAAAAGTATTATACAATGAAAGTGTTGAATGTTCTATGCGAATATGTTTTTTTAAATTTAAAGAACTTCCCATTATATTTTTCTGACAAATATGACAAACATTTGTTTTTAAAATATTATTATTAACAAAACGAAATCCATGAATTGTCGAAGTCTCTTCAAACATTTGGAAATCTCTATTAGTAGGACTACATGAACATTGATTTCCAATAATTGAAGTCAAACGAAAATTTGAACCATAATTAACTGATTCTGAAAAATTTAAACCAATATTTATTTCTTGATGATAGATATTCTCGCGTATAATCAAACAAGTATTTACTTTTTGAAGAACAATTTCAAAATTTATTTTTCTCGTTTCTAACCATTTAGGTGTTAAAAAAAATTTACGATGAAGAAGAGGTTGTGTACAAATTTCTTCTCTATAATTTTCATTCAATTTACAATAATTGAAGAATTCGGAAATTAATTTTTGTGTTTCTTCTCTTGGTATTATTAACCACAATTTGGGATGTCCAAAAAATAAATAATATATAGTTGTTTCGAAATTATCGGCTACATACATTGGAGAAAAAGTTAATGGAAATGATATATAAAAAGAAGATTTATTTATTCCCACACAAACTGCCATATTTTCATTATTTTCTGTTGATAAATGAGAACCACACTGTGAACTAATATTATCTAAAAAACCCGAATATAATTCATGTTCTTTAGTTACGTCAAAATTTTCAATATTATGAAATTCATAATTATCATTTATAAATTCACAAAGAGTTTTATAAAGATATTTCAATTTTTCTCGATGGACAATTGTTTTATATGTTTCTTTTGTATTTAATTTTTTCCAAATATCAAAATGAGAACTAGTATTATTTATTTGTTCTAATAAACGTAATAATACATTTTTATTTTTTATTAATATATCCTTTTGTGTTGGATTTAAATTTACATTCATTAAATTATTTATTTGCTTTTCTAATAATAGTTCATCTTTGAAAGATTGTGAAGAAATATTATTTAAATTTTTTGCAATTAAAAAATTATTATTTAATTTCTTTTTTTCTTTATATAGAAGATATACATCAGTACTATTTTGTAAAAATTGTTTACAAACTCGTTTAGAAATGTAAAGATTTTTCGTTACTGATTTTTTTACAAGTTCATTATAAATTTGTTGAAAAGATTTTTCTATTTTTAAAGAATTTATTAAATTAACTTTAACTTTTTCTATTAATATCCCATCACTATTTGATACAGTAACTGATGTATTACTAATTGTATTATTAATTAACAAAGAAATAATATTTTCAATTTCATGATTTTCAACACATTCAATTCCCAAGAAACCATATTTAATATTTATTTTTTTAGTTAATTTCCGTGGAGTCACAATAACAGCAACGTTATTCTTTTCTTTTTCAAGTGATATTTTAAATAAACTCATAATGTCATTCTCAGAAAGCTCCTTCTCGTGTTCCTCCTCAGAATTATTTTCTTCTAAATATTGAGTTTGTTGTTGATTTTGTCGACGTCGTTCTATTAGTCTTTGTCCACTTTTCAGAATTCTAAAAAATAAAAAAAAACAAACACATGTATATACATATGTAAAGCAGCCAATTATACATACTCTTTCATAAATATTAAATGTCTGTCCAATTTATGTAGAAAACGTTTGACGCGCGTGACCCTAAATAAAGAGAAACTCGTTTTGTATCATCGTGTCCAATTTATTTTACTTCAAGGCAACACGCATACACCTCGTGTCCAATTTATTTAATGGCCTTGCGCGCTCATACGTACACGTGTCCAATATAACAACAGTAAACTTTCATAATACTCTACCCGCTGTATAATTTGAAAGGTTTGAAAAAGGCTTAAGATATAAATTAGATATTTTATGACTTTGTTTGTCCTTCATTCTGAGAGAGGGTTCATGAATTATTTCAAAGAATTTAGACAATATAGATATGCGGCGGCGGCGGCTTTTTTTTCCTCGAAAAGATAAAAAAAATGGTGTCGGCGTCTATAGAGTCTATTTTTTGGAAATGATAATCTTTTAATTATATATTATTGCGACGCGGCGTCTATTGTTTTTCTTTAGAACTTTATTATAATATTGATCTAATTAAAAAACGTTAATATTTTTTTATTATTGTTTTATGTTTTTATTTTTTATCATATCTTGTCCAAAATATATAAACCTCGTCTAGATAGATTATGATGATGATAATCTTTTTAATCTTAGTATTATAAAGCGATGTCTATTTTTTTCTTTATATCTTTTAAAAAATTATATTGAATTCAAAATAATATAATTAACGTTAATATTTGTTTTATTATTCGTCTATTTTTTATCTCTCTTTAATAGAGAGATATAATATTTTAATCTTCTTATTGTGTCGCAACGTCTCTTTTTTCTTTAGAACTTATTTTTTATCTTTTAATTATATTATTACTATTATAGGTATTATTTTTACATGTTTATTTTTTGTTTATCAAAATCTTTGTCCAAAATATATAATATAACCCCACTATTTCTTTTTTATTTTATATATAAGCGGAAGCGACCGCGATGATTTCAGAACGTTTCTTTTTGAATTGTGAGAACAAGAGTTCAAAATTTTTAAAGTTAATAATGAATCCTTCTACTATTGTTAATACATTATCAAAGCATCAAAAATATAGACTAAAGAAAAAAATTCAAAAAATAAAAAATTGTGAACTTTTTGAAATTACTGATACTGAGATTGTCAATGCAATGTCAGAAGTGCAACGAGATAATTGTAATAGTGAAATATTGACAACTTTGAAATTTTCTGAATCTCAAATAATGAGGAAGAAAATTTCTTTTTTGGGAAATGAGTTCCGCATATTTTCTATTATGGATTTAAATAATGAACTGTGGTTTTTTTCTAAAACTTTTCTTAAACGACTAAATTATAACGATGATAAACAAGCTATCTACAATAATGTATCTTTACAAAATTATCGTACCTATGGACAACTACGAGGCAGGCCATCAACGAAATCACGTGATAAACATATTACAAAGTATAGTAAATTTATCAATTCTGCTGGACTTTTCGAGCTGATTCAAAAATCTAAATCGAAGAATACAGAACCATTTTATTTATGGGTAAAAGGTTTGCTTGTGCCATCATTATATAATGCTTATAATAACCATAAAATTTTACGTATCTTTAAAAAACCTAATGGAGAATACAAGTTTTGTCATGTTGAACGTATAAAAATTGAAAATTTAACTAAACGAATCATAACTGAAGGATATGATAAGAATTATTTGGAACTTGATCTAGGAAATGATATCAAGGGAATGGACTTTATAAAAGAATCATTAATAAAATATTATGAACCTGTTTCAATCTGTGGTAATACTAGAATATTTTGTGAAATTGATCTTTTTACATTTCTACCAAAAATGTTACAAAAAATGAAAAAAACTAAACAATAAAAAAACACTTGAAAAAAAATATAATGTTTTTATCTTTATATGTATTACTCCCACTCTTTACTCCCACTCTTTATCATCAGTCTAATAATAATAAAAAAAAATAACGCTTATTATATATATATATATATAATTTTTATCTTCTTTTATGATATATATATAAATAGATCAATATAAGAGGATGACTTTTTAAATTAATATGTTAAAATAATTAAAAATGAATTAAACTGCGTAATAACGCCATAATAACGCAAGTTAAAATTAAATTATTGTCTAAGTAAAGATAATTACATTCTAACGATATTACTGTGTAATGCCGCACCATGTTGCAAAATTTTTTATTTCTTATAATTCTTTTATTATCAATATTAATAGGATCAATTGTTAAAATGGTTGAAGCAATACGTGAATATAATGAAAAAAATATACTTGAAAAGTCTAATGTTATTGAAAGTATGAGAGAGTTAACAAATAATCCATATCAAACAACTACAGAAAATAATAATAATAATAACAAAAATCAAATTGAAGATAAAAAAAAAGAACAACAAGAAGAAGAAGAAGAAAAAAAAATAAATAATATTTCATCATCAACACTACAATCATCATCATCATCATCATCATTAGCAGCGGCACCAGCATCATCATCAGATTCTTCTATAATAATACCACCACCAAAAACATTTGAACACAATTATCAAGTTATGATAAAAGATAGTGAAATAATTTATACGGATAAAAAAAATGAAAATATTATAGTTGAACGCAAACAAACAAATGGTAGTAGTAGTAGTGGTGGTGGTGGTGATGGTTCACAAAAAAAAAACGATTCTATTTTGCATAAATTATTCAGATAATATTCCCCTCTCTCTATATATATATATAACCAAACCGACCCAACAAGAATATATATATATATATCCGGTTATACAACTGGTGGCGTGGTCTTGAAAAGCATTTAAAAAGCAGCGTCCTCTCAAAGAGTTACTGTAGTTCATTTTATAAGAGCTAAAACAAAAGACTAGCCAACCGGTTAAAAAAGAGAAATCGTGTTTTTTCGAAGAAATAGATATAATATATTCAACAACACGCCGCCCTCAAAAAAACAAAAAAAATATAAAGTTTTGATTTATGAAAACTAAATCCTATATATATATATAAAAAAAAAAACTTTTGATTTTTTATCTCTAAAGGAATTTCTTGTGTGTATTATTAGTTACGCTACATCAATTAATAATATAAGCAACTAAAAAAAATGTAAGTATTATATTATTTATTATTATTATTCCTATTATTATTATTTTTTTATCATAAAAAAACATTACAGATTTTTTTTTCAAAAAATACATCAATCCAACAACAACAACAACAATAATAATTATGGACAATAAGAAATCAAACGATATTAAAGCGGCTACAGCCAAATTGAAAGAATTAAAGGAAACATTACAGAAATACGCTCCATGTGAAGTTCCACATAGTTCAAGAAGAAGTGCCGCTGCATTACCTGACAATGAACCACATAATATTATATATACATCTGGATTTTTTAGCAATAATAAGAATACAACAATTCATTGGTCCACTTATAAGAAAGGAGAACGATCTACAAGAGAGACTATACGTTTAACAAAAGATGTTATTAAATATAATAATCATAAAACAAATGAATCTAGAACCTATGTTGTAAAAAAATAATAATTTATTGTAATATATAAAATGGATAATTTAATAAAAAATGCTATACTATCAGAAGATAAAGCCATGCTGAATTGTATCGAGTTATTTGCTAATTTAAAATATGAAAAAGAAAAAGATAAAAATTTAACAGAATTAATTAATAAAATGTTATTAAATAATAGAATTTTAAATAAATTTTCATCAACTATTGATATAAATCAAGCATCAATGTTGGTTGATTTAGAGGATTTTAGAAATATTCCGCCAGATATAATAAAAAAAATAAGTTATCTCTTAGATAAACGAACGTATCTAACAAAATCACTAATTAAACAAAAAGAGATTATTGAACAAATAAATGCTGGTTTATATGAAAAAATTAAAGATGACGTTAAAGAATCGACAGATAAAAAAAATATATATCTTTATGATATTGATTATGATATGGAACACGTAAAAATAATATTAAACATGAAAAAAATATTAAAAGAAGAACATGTAAATAAAGCTACTTTAAATATATTTTATAAAACTTTATTAATAAATAAAACTGATGATTTAAATATTGCATTTTTTACTAATATTAAACAATTATTTTTTAATATTAATGATATATTAAAAAAAAATGAAAATATATCATTAAACACCCTTTTTAAATCAATGTCTTTTAATGATATATATAATAAGTTTGAAAATTCTTTAGAATTATTTGAAAGGCGTTTAATAAATATTTCAAAATAAAAAAATATGGATTCTGACTATAATGATGATAGTAGTTGTTATGAGGATGACGACGATGATGATGATGATTGTAATAATATTAATAATAAAAAAACTTATTCATTAATAAAAAATAGAAAAATAAAAAAAAATATTGATTATTTTTCATCAAATTGTAATAATAATAAACCAATGAATGCTATTATAATTTTGGATTTAGATGAAACTTTAATAAATAAATGTTATATGCCCTTTCAAAATGTTCAAATTTTTTTAAAAAATCTTTCTACAATAGGACCAATTATTCTTTGGACAGCTGGAAATAATATACATGCTCAAAGGAGTATATGTACGTTAAAAAATTTTAAATTCAACGGTGTTATTAGTTCATTGTATAAAAAAACAAAAAGTGTTTCGGTAATAAAAAAATTTTTTCCAAATTTTATAAATTCATCAATTCCTTTAATTTTAATTGATGATAATGAAGATAATTTACAAAATAGTGGCTATGATATATGTATAAATGTAAAGAAATATTATGAATATTCAAATTATAATATAAAAAATGTTAATTATAATATATTATTTAAAGAATTGAATATAAAAATTAATAAATGGAAATATTGTGATAAGAAACATTTTATTTCAAAAGAAAAAATTAACATTAATTTATCAGAAACAGCAATAAATTCAGATAATGAGGAATGAGAAATAAATAAAAAAGACTTACTCGTTTCTTTTTGAACATTCAACTTGATGAATTCGTAAACACTGTAATTTTAACGTTCTAAATGAACATTTATTACAATTAAACATTTTTTATTTATCAAAAAAAAAAACTTTTTTTTTTGATTTTTTTATAAACTTTATTTTTTTTTATTAAAAATACAGAATTATTAACATATAATATATATTACTACCATATGTAATACAAAAGAATATATTCTGCGTGGGGAATTATTAGAAAGCTATATTATACTAAAGATACGCAGGCGTCGTTTAAAAAAGAATAGTAGAGAGATGGTAATGTAAAGCCCATATCAAAAACATTCGTTCTATAGAATATGGATAAAAATCCCAATACAAAGACATTGACTATACTAACATTTTTTTTTTCATTTAAGAAGATACAACAAATACAGCTTTTTTCTTAGAAGAAACGGCCATTCCATCAATAAATAAAGGTGTTGTATTTGATAATATTGGTCGATGATTAATTTGTTTCGACAAAAGTAAATCTCGATATTCAATCGATTTATTATATTCATTTGTATTATATGGAAATTGATTTGTTAAACCAAAACCAACGCCATAATATAACATTCCATTAAATATTTGAATGTTAGGTAAAGTACTTTCTAAAGTTGAACCATCACTATACATACAACATTCGTATGATTTAATTGTTAAAATATCGAAAATTGGAAAATGTTTAATGAGAACTTTATATCCAACAATATCAATATCATCTTCAGAAGTTGTATTAGGAAATTCAATTTTTTTACCAATACGCTTTAAAGATAAAAGAAAAGATTGTTTTTTATTTTTTTCTAAATAATCAGAAGTAAAATATAAATTAACTTCATCATTTTTCCAAAAACCAAGATATTCTTGTAATTTATGTCTCCAAGCAACAGTATATTCTAAAATTCTTTGTGAAAACATATTATCTGCATGAGTATTGAAATTATCTTCTATATTAATGTCTTTTACTAATAATGATATTAATTTACTTAAATATGTAACTTCATCTTGGAGATGTTCTCCATTTAAATGAGAAGATTCAAACATTGCCGTTATATCTTGTTGAGGTAAATTTATTGGTAAACAACATACAATAGGAAACAAAGCCATGGGATTTTTTACTAAATTATAATTAATTGGTAAAAATGAAAGATTTGTTCCTTCACTAAAACTAACATATATACCATTTAAATATTTCATGAAATGATATTCACAAAAATTACCAATTAATAAACTTTGTTGAGATGTATCTAAACCACCTTTTCTATCTAAATTTACAGTGCCACAACGATTTCCAACATGAAAAATACATTTTGGTACACTAATAGATTCGTTAATACCATCGGTAGATTTTTTTGTAATTTGCTGAATAGACATGATATATGGAATATGTTTATTACACTCTTCATTTTCATTTTCTTTATCATTGTTATAATTTTCTGAGTCAAACATACGATCATCATGTTGTTCACCTAGTCGAGGAGCGCTACGTTGGATTTGCACACTATGTTGTTCTTGAGCCATAATTATTAGTTATATATTTTTTTTATATATAATAAATAAAAACAATTTCCTTATTTGATTGAATTTTTTTATTATTTAAAAAACACATTATTTGTTATAATATAAAATAAAGCTGGATTTTGTAAATTCAATTCATTATTTATATAATCAGTTAATATTCGATCAGTACATTCAACAACAGCAAGAATTTCATTTTTTTCACAATATAATACATATGCATAAATACATAAAACAATAATAAATTTATGATAATATTGCAATATACCAATTGTTTCAAATTGATTTATTTTACATTGTTCTTTTACATCATCAAAATTAATTGAAAATAAAACATTTATATGAGCCTTTTTTTTTCCCGAATAAATTAATAATAAACCAGTATTATTTTTTTTTTTCTGCTGCTTAATAATATCAGTATCAAAAAATAAACAATGTAAAATTGGACATTGTTGAAATAAAAAATGATTATTATTTAAGACATTAATTTTCAATTCTTTTATACTATTTAATAAATATAAATGAATTTTTTCATTTATAAAAATAAAAAATTTCTTTTTTTTTTCAAAATCACATTCTTTACTAATAGAAGAAGATCCTGATGATGTAATAAAATCTTCCTTTTCATAAATTTTACAACATTTATCGTCGATGTCATCATCATCATTGATGGACTCTTCTTCTTGTTGATGTTGTTGTTGTTCTAGTTCTTCTTCATCATCATCATCATCATCTGATAATAGTTCATTTGATATTTTATCTTGATTCAGAAAGATATTATGAAAATGCGTAAAATATACATCATTATTTAATAATTTTTTATCTTTTTCAGCATATTCCAATGCTAACATTTGATTATTAATTATAGAATTTTTTTTATTTTTTCTTTTTACAATTAAACTCATTTTTTTTGTTGTTGTTGTTGTTATTTAAATATTAGCAGCATTTAAAGATTCACTATAAATTGGTATTGTAAAATTAAATTTAGATGATGATTCGTTATTATTATTATTTAAAATATTTTTACGATTGGTAGAAGTAGCTTCAAATAACGAATTGAATGTATTTTGTTTTTCGCATGAACTTATATACTGACTATCTTTACGATTTAATATATATTTCAAGACGGGTGGCTGAATTTTATTTTTTGAATATTTATTATTTTTTAATGTATAATAAACATCTATACTTTTTTGAATTATATTATATAAAAGTAATATAGTGGCAATTTTTTTTTCATTATTTTTTAATTTACTTTCTTTAGAAATATTAGCAACTATACTTTTTAATTCATTATTATTATATGAATTTGAATTATAGTTGTAATAATTTTCAAAATACAAATTATTTGCCGATTCTTTTTTAGTTATATTCTTTATTTTATCTTTTAAACTTATATTTAATTCTTCACAAGTTTCGTTAAAATTTGATTTATTTTTTTCTTTAACAAATTTTGGTTCACAATACCAATCATATTCTTTTAATAAATGATCTAAACCATAAATATTATCGAAAAAGGTTAATATTATTTGAGATTTATGAATAAATAATAATGTTGTTTCATCATCTAAATCGTGTAGAAAAATTTGTAAACCAGGAATTATATTATCTTCACATTCATAAATAATAGTTTCTTTATCGTTCAATTGTAACTTATATATTATAAAAGTATTTATAATTTCATATAAATTTTCATTCAATTTACTTTTTATTGTATTATGCTTTAAAGAAAAATAATTTTTCCAAACATTTTTAATAAATGATGATAACATTAAATTATCATTTGATAAATAAAAATTAATATCACATACTAAAGCAACTAATAAAATTATATCTTTAAATAATATTCCACTAGATATAGGTAATTCTATATCAGTAATCATATTATCAACCTTTTTTTTAATATAATCATTTTTTTTTCCAATATCAAGATTAATAAACATTATATAAGTTTATATATTTTAAAAAATACTTATTATAAAAAATATATATTATACAAAAAATATCATTTTTTTATAAAAAACAAAAAGAAAAAATAAAAATGGACTCGAAATATAATCTTTTAAATCCAAATTGTTCAAATATTAAAAAACATGTTATGATTTTATCATTTGTAATTGTTATAGTATCAATTTTACTTACTATTAATTATATTAGAATAACTACTTCTATTAGTACTGCTATTCTTTCTGTATTTCTAATTACAGTCTCTCTTTTATTAGCCTATAGTACTTGGAAAATGCCAAAACCATTTTCTTGTGAAGAATAATTTTTTTGTAAGTATAATATTATAGTAATAAGCAGAATATTTTTAAAAAGTTCTCAAAAAATATAATGGGTAATAATGATAGTAAAGGAGTATATTATTATGATGAATTTGAAAATGAATATATACGACATATAAAAGAATTATGTGATAAAGTTTCCGAATGTACAGAAAATAATGAACAAAAATGTTATATTAATAAAGAAACTCTCATTAGAGAAAGTATAAAATTATGTAAATATTTTCATAATTATATTACTTTGAAGAAAAATTTTGATGCTCAAAAAAATAAAATTAATTATAATGCCATGAAAGAACGCTGGAATCCTACAAGAATTGCATTATTTACATTTATTGGTTATTCCTTTTATTATTTAAATAATAATGATCAATATAAATTTCTAGTTCAGAATTTAATTAAATTTACAGAATTACAAGAATATTTATTTAACGAAATATATGTAGAATATTCATTACCAGATAAGGATATATTTCGTCATGCATGTAGTAGAAAATAAAAAAAAATATATAATAAAAAATCTTATATAAAGTAGTGGGGGGGGTAATCCAAAGTGTATGTTTCTTTAGAAAGTTGTAAAAATGAAATGCTGAAAAAAAATATTATAAAAAAGATTAGAAGAAGACGATAATATATTCTTGAATATATCCCCACTACTTTTTCGTATATATTTCCCGAGTCTGTTCTGAGATTCGACTCGGGAAATATATACGAAAAAGTGGTGGGGGTAATCCAAAGTGTATGTTTTTTTTCAACTTTCTGAAAAAAAAAAATGAAATGCTGAAAAAAAATATTATAAAAAAAAATTTTTTTTTAAAAAAAATACAAGTTTTCATTTTCATTTTGATAAAACTTAACAGCACCTT